GGTTTATCTACTAGCACTTTAAAGTTATGTGCCATTCGACCTTCCATCTTACCTTTTTCTATTTTGGTTTTGCCTTCATAGCTAATCTGCACAAAGTCTCCAGAGTTGACTCTTTCCATTTGGCTTGAAAGAAGTAGGTGTTAAAATCTATGGAGACCAAGAGAAGAAAGAACAAAAAGACTTATTCGAATCCATCAAAGTTAATGGTGGAACTAAAACACAATACTATAAAGCAGATAAAGACATAATGGGCAAATACTGTATTCAGGATTGTCATTTAACTTTTAGACTAGCGTTTAACTTCGTAACTAAAATGGATAAGAAACTTGAGAAGTTTTTCTTTGATGACGAAGTTATGCCATTATATAAAAATGTAACTATACCGATGGAGTTGAAAGGTATTCCAGTAGATGTCAAGAACCTAGAGCAATTACAGGTTAATATCCAAGGTGATATAGCTAAGTTAGAGAACCAAATACAAACTCTGATTTCCCCCTTGTTAGAAAAAGTATTTGAGCCTTGGTATCTATGGAAGAACTTTCCACCACGTAGGACAGGTCCGTTTGCCCAAGCCCTCGTAAAGTATGCAAACCTGTCCTTACCTCAAACTGGCTCTGGAGCTTTCTCATTATCAAAGAAGGCTCTGGAGTCCCTTGAGGACTCTATTTATAAAACATTCTTATTAGGTGGAGAATACTTACCTAATGATGTGGTTAGAGAAATACAGAATACTATGATAGATGGTTACATGTTTAATTTATCATCTAAGCATCATCTAAAGAAACTATTCTTCGAGACTCTAGGAGAAGAACCTCTATCAAAAACTGAAAAAGGTAATCCTCAAGTAGATGATAACTTTCTAGACTCTATGGCAAACAAGTATGAATGGGCTTCGTTACTAAGAGACTACAATAAATTAAACAAGATAAAGGGAACTTACATAGACAGAATACTAGACAGTCAGGAGGATGGAGTATTTTATCCATCTTTTCAACAACATAAAACAGTTAGTGGTCGTTATGGTTCAGACCTACAACAACTACCAAGACCTTTAGAGGAGAACCAAGCCTCTGAACTAGTTAGGAAATACAACAATGAAATTAGAAAACTTTTTATCGCAGGAGAAAATTATGTTTTTATTGACAGTGATTACGAGTCTCTTGAGCCTCATGTCTTTGCTCATGTTTCAGGAGACGAACGACTTAAGGATATTTTTCGTTCCGGTCGTGACTTCTATTCTACAATCGCTATTGCTACTGAAAAGCTCGATGGAGTTTCAGCAGTTAAAAGCAGTGACAATTACCTCGGTAAAGTCAACAAACAACTTAGACAAAAGGCAAAAGCCTATAGCCTCGGCATCCCCTATGGGCTTGAAGCCTACGGACTCTCGAAACAGTTAGACATCAAACAATCAGATGCTAAGATCCTAGTATCAAACTATCTAGGGGCATACCCTGATCTAAAGTCATGGATGAAAGAAACCGATGAGAAAGTTAAAAAGGTAGGTCAGGTAGCTTCAGAGGCAGGTAGGGTCAGGCATATGCCAAAAGCACCAAAGATTTGGAAAGGACATCATGATTATATTCTAGACTCTTTGGAGATTTGGAAACAGTTTAATGATGACCCTAGAAGGTATAACCAAGTTAAGTTTCTTAGAAAAGAAAAGATTAACTATCTTAACAATGGTAAGAACTTTCAGATACAGAGTTTAGCAGCTTCGATTACCAACAGAGCTTGCATTGCCATAGCTAGAGAATTAAAACGTAAAGGTGTCGATGGACATGTCTGTGCTCAAATCCATGATCAGATTATTGTCAGAGTTCCAAAGTCAGAGGCTAAGCAATGGCAAAAAACTGTCCAGTTCTTAATGGAAAATGTTTATAAATTGTCGTTGCCTCTTAAGGCTCCGGCTGAAATCTCAGGAGACTTTTATGAAGGACACTAGAAAGTGTAAAAAGTGTGGAGAAGTCAGAGAGTTAAAATGTTTTGGAACTTTTAAGAATGGAAAGACTTCAGGTCATAGACATGAGTGCAAATATTGTGAGCATAAGAGACACCAAGCATATCCAGGTAAAAGTGGTGAAATAATGGAGGAGTCAGATTTTTGGCATAGAGAGTTTGCTTCTCCAGAGGCGAGAAAAGCTTTTACAGATGCTAAGTATGATTTTAAGATAACATTTAGAGAATGGGAAGAAGTTACAAAAGCAATTCATTGTGCTATTTGTGAGAAAGAACTCCAACACCGATGGAAACCTACTACCTTAGAAAGGTCTAGGAGCAATGTAGGTTGTATAGACCATGACCATGTAACAGGGAAAGTTAGAGGAATATTGTGTAATGATTGCAATAGAGGAGACGGTTGTTTTAAGAGTAACCCTGAACTTCTAAGAAAAGCAGCAGATTATGTAGAAAGGCATAAAGATGAAACAACTAATTAAGTGGATTGTAGATTTCATAATCTCATTCCTGAAGGATATGATGTCAAAAACCAAAATTAAAAAACTGGAGGAGGAAGTGAAAGATGCAACACAAAAAGCAGACGAAGACGTCAAACGTGCTAATAAAGGCTATGATGATTTCATGTCTGATTATAATGCCTATCAGTCAGACCTTAAGCGCAGAGGACATGGAAAAGTGTCAACCGTGCGTAAAGATGCTAGAAAACTGCGTGGAGGTAGCGAAGGATCAGAAGAAGGCGATAGAAAGTCAGAAAGTAGTAATAAAGAAACAAAAGAACTTGATAAATGAGCAAAAAAAGTATATAGTAAAAAAGGAAGCAGACGCATCATTTAGTAAAATACTCAACGGAATACTAGCTGTATTGACAATATTGGTAATGTTATGATAATGAAACTAAGTAAATACCACCTTAAAAAGTGTGAAAAGTTTGCAGACGATCAACTAAAAGGCTCTGCAAAGCTTTACGCATACAGAGGAGAATCCTCTAAACTAAAAATGAGAGAGGATATTATCATAGGTAAACTAGCTGAAGTTGGAGCCTGTAAGTATTTCAAGTCTAAAAAACCAGACTTTACCATCTATGAAAGAAGTAAGAAGTCATATAGTGCAGACCTTAAGCTGGGGAATATGCGTATTCATGTAAAGAGTCAGTCTAAGGAATCAGTTAGAAAGTATGGTCACTCTTGGTTATTCCAGAGGTCAGACCAGATAGTTAGAAATGCTACACCCTTTGATTTTTTAGTATTGACATCAGTTGACCTTGACAAGCTAGAGGTTACTATACTAAAGATAATAAGGGCAAGAGAAATAAACAGATGGGGTGAGTGTCGAGTTCCAAGATACAGACATTCAAAAGTAGCCCTATACCTAAAGGAGATACAAGATGGTTACGATCATTAAACAGTCTGGAAACCCAGTTGACGAGTCAGAGGCTAAAAAGTTTCTAGATGAATGGAAAGAGGGCTTTGATAAACTCTTTGATGCAAAAGGAGACATGGGTATAGTTTCTGAAAAAGCAAAAGCCTTTGAAGAAGAATTACTAAAAAAGTACAAAGTAGAAAAACAAGTCAACCTGCCTAAAAGTATGAAGGCATGGAAAAAGCTATTAGAAGATCATAAAAGCGGTATAATGGTAGACCAACATTCAAAAACAGGAGAACTTATGTTCGTAATTTTGGATCAGGGGTTATAATGTTAAATTGGTTTTATTACAACGTAATGACAAGAATACAAGGAGCTAGGAATGGCAGCGAAAAAGATAATGAAACTCTCCCCAAGGGAGTCACAGGTCTTACTAAAAATGAAAGATGGTCTGATGAACAAACAAATTGCATACGACTTGAATTTAAGTCCGAAGACAATAAGCACATACAAGCAAAGAATCTTACAGAAACTAAAGATAGAGAGTGAATGGGATCTAGCTGTTTACGTTTCTAAACTAGAGGGTATGAAACCTAAGAAGGATAAATCCAAGTGGTTGAGTTTCTAATATGGTTTGCAATAGGGTATTACATTGGATACTTAATTACTCGGTAAATCCTTTATATTCAATGTTACCCTCATTCTAAAATCTTTACCAACTCTTTTACGAGACCTTAAGTCAATAATGTACTTATCATCAATGTTAAGATTTTTTGCACCATAGGGACTTGGTCTGTCATAAAACATAGGTAAAAAGATTAGATCAATGAGAGGTTTTTCTACATTACTAAGGTCATGCGCCCTAGCTGATATTCCACCTTCTTTTTTATGCAAAACATGTTTAGGATAGAAAAAGGTAAGATCTACTTTGTAGACATGCTTCTTTGGGTCAAAGTATTGACGAAGCTCTTTTAACTTTTTCTTATTCTCTTTTAAAGCTAGTGCCACTAATACTGAACATGACCATTCCTGCGCCTCTATTGTTTTGTGCCTTTTATCTCGGCAAAACATGGCGTTAATTGAAAATGGCTTTAGCTTAAGAGTTATTACACGTCTCACAGGACAGTCTATTCGCTGTCAGGTGATTTTTCTTCTTTCTTAACTTGTACAGCCTCTTTA